ATTCAGACCCGCCTGCCCGCCCTGCGGACCTGCGAAGCGATTGAGGGCGATTTCGACGCGACCGAGCTGCGCCGTGTGTCAAAGCGGGCGCCTGCCGTGCTGGTCGCCGTTCTGGGGCTGAACCAGGTCGACGATATCAGCTGGCAGCAGAACGAGGTCGCGGCCAGCATGGCGGCGTTTGTCGTGACGCGGAACCACACCGATCTGAGCGCGCGGGCCAGTGCCTGGGCCATCACCCAGGCCATCGTGAACCTGATCCCCGAAAACGCATGGGGCCTGCCCGCCTGTGGCCCCGCCGGGCAGATGCGCCAGCGCCCGATGATCAACGCCGACACACGCGCGGCCCAGGTGCATCTGTCTACCATCACCTGGACCCAGCCGCTGGTTCTGCAGCCCTACGCCAATGCCGCCCCGATCAACCCGCAGGTCTATATCAGCCGCGCGCCCGCCATCGGCGCGGACAACGAGGATGATTACACGCCCATTGGAGACTGGCCCACGGGAGACGGGCCCATTGGAGACTGGGATGTCTGATTTTGCCATCGCAGAATGCGACCGCCGCATTGCCGGATTGCTGAACATCGGCACCGTGACCGCCGTGGGCGGCGATGGCACCGCGCGCGTGCAGATCGGTGATCTGGGCACCCATCCGATCCCGGTGAACGCCCTGCGCGCGGGCGGTATGCAGGTCTGGTGGATGCCAACCGTGGGCGAGCAGGTCGTGGTCGGCGCGCCGTCAGGCGATCTGGCGCGTGCCTTCGTGGTCTGCAGCCTGTTTGCGGGCAACGCGCCCAGCGGCGACGTGGCCGTGCCGATGATCGATCTGCGCGGCGGCGACATGGTCATCAAGGGCGGCACGGTAAAGATCGAGGCCGATGTGAAGATCACCGGCAAAATCGACGTCACCGGCAATGTGGCGTCGGAAGCCGACATCACCGCGGCGGGCGGCGTGGCCGTGGGCGGCGCAAGCGTCCAGGCGGGCAAGATGCGCGCCAGCGGCGACATCGAAACCACCGGCGACGTCAAGGCGGGATCCGTCAGCCTGAACAGCCACACGCACCCGGGCGCCAGCGGCGGCACGACCGGTGGCCCGTCATGACCGGGATCAGCCGTTTCACGGGCCGCGAAATCCCGGACACACGAGAGCTTTCCGAGGCGATCACCACGATCCTGTCCACACCGAAGGGCAGCCGGGTCATGCGCCGCGATTTCGGCAGCGACCTGCCGCGCCTGATCGACGCCCCGATCAACGGCGAGACGATGGTCGACCTGTTCGCCGCCGTGGCCGAAGCGCTGGCCCGCTGGGAGCCGCGCATCACGCTGCGCCGGGTGCAGCTGGCCGATGCCCAGGCCGGGCAACTGGCCTTCGTCATCGATGCCGACACGCCGCAGGGTGCGGTGCGTCTTGATGTTGCGGGGGCCGCCGCATGAGTGTGCAGGTCGACCTGAGCCGGATCCCGGTACCGGACGCCATCGAGGTGCTGGCGTTCGAAACCATCCTGAGCGAGATCACCGATTACGTGACAGCGCGCGTGCCGGACCTGGCCGATGACTTCGCGCGCGAAAGTTCCATGGTGTCGGTTGTCGCACAGGTCCTTGCCTACCGTGAGCTGCTGGTGCGCCAGCGCGTGAATGACGGGGTCAGGGCCTGCATGCTGCCAAGCGCGCAGGGCGCTGATCTGGACAACCTTGCGGCACTGTTCGGGGTCACCCGCCTGGTGCTCGATCCCGGCGACGCCGCGGCGATCCCGGTGGTCCCGGCAATTCTGGAAACCGACACCAACTTCCGCGCCCGCGTGCAGCTGGCCCCTGAAAGCTGGACCTCGGCCGGGTCCATCGGCGCGTACACATTCCACGCCCTGAGCGCGGATGCCGATGTGAAGGATGTCGCGGTGTCGAACCTGGACCCCGGCGAAGTCACCGTGAGTGTGCTGTCGCGCACCGGGCGCGGCACGCCGACGGTCGCCCTGGTGCAGACCGTGACGAATGCCCTTTCAGCCGAGGACGTGCGCCCGTTGTGCGACACGGTTTTCGTGGAGAGCGCCAGCGTGGTGGATTACCAGGTGGTGGCCACGCTGTATGTCGAGCCGGGCCCCGACGGCGCGGTGATCGTGCAGGCCGCACGCGATGCTGTGGCCGCTCATGTGACCAACCAGCACCGGCTGGGGCGATCGGTGACGCTGTCGGCGATCTATGCAGCCCTGCACCGGCCCGGCGTGACGCGCGTGGACCTGTCGCAGCCGGTGTCCGACATTCTTGTGGACGCCCGCACGGCCCCGTTTGCCGCGGCCGTGACCGTGACCGATGGGGGCGTCGATGTCTGAGCTGCTGCCCCCCAACGCCACGCCGGTCGAGCGCGCGTTCGACGCTACGGCCGCGCGTCTTACTGCCATGCCGGTGCCCCTGCGCGATCTGTGGAACCCGGCCCAGTGCCCCGCGCATTTGCTGCCGTGGCTTGCCTGGACGGTGAGTGTCGACGAATGGGAAAGCGTCTGGACCGAAGCGCAACAGCGCGACGTGATCGCGGCCAGTGTCGGGGTGCACCGGCGCAAGGGAACGCTGGCGTCGGTCCGCCGCGCGCTGACGGCGGCGGGGTTTCCCGATGCTGTCGTGCTTGAACAATGGGCGAATTTTTCTTTCGACGGCGAGCTGACAGCCGACGGGACCGAGACGTTTGAGGGCGCAGGCCACTGGGCCGCGTACCGCGTCGTCATGGCAAGCCCGATCACGATCAAACAAGCCCTGGCTGTCCGCGCGATCCTGCGAACGACGGCACCGGCGCGGTGCCGTCTGGACGCTCTGGATTTCGCGGCGGCGCAGTTCCTGTTCGACGGCGAAATCCTGGCCGACGGCACTTACACATTCGGAGAGGCATAATGGCGGAATTCAGCGAGAGTGCGATCTGGCACAGCTCGGTCTATCAGATCGAGACGACAGACCCGGTCCGGGGAGGTGCGCCCAGCCGTTCGCCAAAAGCCGGGCCCATCAACATCGGCATCGGCGAACTGGCGGACCGAACGCTGTTTCTGAAGGGCGCGACAGAGCGGGGTGTTCCCGCGTGGTCCGCCACCCGGACCTATCTGGCCAATGACGCCGTCACGCATCTGGGGCGGCTCTGGCTCAGTCTCACGATCCACTCCGACAGCGCGCCCGCGGTGGGCAATGCCAACTGGAGGCGCCTGTGGTCGGATGCGGACGGGGGGCTGACCGATACCGCGAACAGTACCGTCGATGTCAGCCCGAGCGGGCTGATCACGCAAATAGTGCTAGGATCTACAAACGCGCAGGGCCTTGTTGCGGTCACTTTTCCACAAACGTTTCCCAACGCCTGCCGTGGCGTCTGGGCAACGCATAGTGGCACGGATGTGATGGCCATCGCCGAGTTATCTGGCACGCGATCGACGGGGGGCGTGTCGCTGCGCACCCGCCGTCTGGATGGCAGTGTGTCGGCCAACTTAACCCTGCAAATTCTGGCCATCGGGAGGTGATCGCAATGCACTATTCACCGGGTTCGGGATTTTTTTATGCGGCTGGCAGCGATCTGCCGCTTGATGCCATGCCGGTCACCGCCGCGCGCCATGCGGAGCTGATGGACGGTCAGGCCACCGGCAAGCGGATCGTCACCGGGCCCGGAGGCCATCCCGTGCTGGTCGACCCGGTCACGCCCGACCCGACGCTTGGCGATGCCGAACGCGAACGCGACCGGCGCATCGCGGCGGGCACCACAGTCACGGTCACCGGCATCACGGGCGGCATCCCGATCAAGGGGCGCGGGGCGGATCGCGATAATATTTCCGGGCTGGCCACGATCGCGCTGGCACGCATGGCCGCATCGGACACAACCACCATCCGTTTTCGCGACACCGCCGGGACCCGGCACAACCTGACACCGGCCCAGACCATGCAGATGTTCGCGGGGGGTGCCGCCTATATCGAAGCGGTGCACGCCGTGGTCTGGGACTGGGACGACAACGGCCCGGTTCCCGCAGATTTTAGCGACGACAAACACTGGCCCTGAAAAGCTGGCCCTGAAAAACCGGCCCTGAAAAACTGGCCGTGAGGCCCTGAAAAAGGAGACAAGCCATGGCATTCCTGCACGGCGTCGAAACCATCGAGAAAGACACCGGCCTGCGCCCGATCGCACTGCTGGACACATCCACCATCGGCCTGATCGGCACCGCCCCCGATGCCGCAAGCGCCCGCGCCGCCACCCTGGTCGCGGGCACTGGCAGCAGTGGGTTCATGCTGACCGCCGATGCGGCGGGCACGGCGGGCAATGCGATCACGCTGAACCTGATCGCGCCGCAGACCAACGGCGCGTCGCTTGGCGTCACGGTCACGGGCACCGCCATTGCGGTCAGCCTTGCCACCGACACCGGCGGCATCGTGACATCCACGGCCCTACAGGTCATCACCGCGATCAACGACAATGCCGACGCCGACGCGCTTGTCACCGCAGCGGCGGTTCAGGGCCAGCCCACCACGGGCGTTGTGCGCCGGTTTCTGGCACCGCGCGCGTTGGCGGGCGGAGCCCTGGAGCCGTTCCCGCTCAACACGCCGGTGCTGGTGGCAGGGTCGCGCACCG